GGTCGAAAAGCTTTAAAAGCTTTAATTAAAAGGTAAACAGCAGCAGTCACAAGAGCTAATTTCGGTACAAATTTAAGTAATTGCGCCCCTGTACTTATGAAAAGACCTTTTAGATTAGTAAGTTGCTGACCAGTCAATACTAAGGTACCGCCAGCCTTTGCTGCTTGGCTGCTTAAATCCCCTAAGTATTTACTTAGTCGTCCTGCAGAACCGCCCAACTTACCAAAACCGCTCACAAGTGTGCCTGCATTAGCAGCAAGTTTGGCACCTAATAAACCTTTACTGAGTTGAAATACAGCCTTACTTATGTTAATAATACCAGCACCAAAACCAACGAGTGCTACGGTTGAAATAACATCGCCTAGGCCCTTAATGGATTTACTTAATCCTTTAATACCATTAGCCGTATTTTTTATTACCTCAGTCAAACCAGGACCAAACTCATCTAGTAAAGCACCAGATAACTCAAAAACAGCGGTCTGTAAATTACCAAATTGTCCCTGCACAGTATTTAATTGCTGGTTAGCAATATCAGCAAAGGCAGAACTGGAACCCGCTAAAAAGTCTAGTGCCGCTGCAACTTCATTAAATCCAATCTTACCTTCAGATGACAATTCTTGGATTTGCTCAACAGTCCTGTCTAGAACAACTGCCAAGCCTTTGGTAATACCAATACCAGCAGTGTTAAACTGGTCAAGGTCTCGTTTAAAGGCTCGCCCTTGTGCGTTAATCTGACCTAAGTTCCTTGCTAAGTTGTTTAAATCAGAACCAGTAGCACCTGCACCCCTAGCTAACAGTTTTAGCTGGGATGCTGCTTCATTAGCAGTTAAGCCAAAAGCCAGTAAGGTTTTACCTGCCTGGGCTACTTGGGGTAAACCAAAAGGTGATTTAAGGGCAATATCTTTAAACTGTTCATACAAAAACGCAGCATTTGTAGTACTACCAGCAAAAGCTTCTATACCAATCGTTAATTGCTGGAAAGCAGCACCTTGAGCTACTAAGTCTCCAAGGCCACCGACTGCTTGTTTAAAAGCCTCAACTAAGATACCACCAGCAGTTAATTTAGCAATTAAACCCGTAAAACTACCTGCAATCTTATCTACAAAACTTGTAGGTCCGCTTTTTAAGGCTTTATTTAATCTTGCGGCTTCACCTTTTGCCGCAGTAATTTTTTGTCTGGTAAGTTCAAGTAACTGATTTACAGTCGCAATAGCCCGTTGATTAGCCTTATATTGTGTAGTAAGCTTAGTAGTATCTTTTCCCAGTCGTTGCTGTGCAGTAATTGATACTGCAAGACCGTTATTTATTTCCCGAATTGTATTTCTTTTCTCTTTTAAACGGGCCTGAGCTGCCAAAAGGGGTGGGACTATTTTATCTGCTCTTTTAGCTGCTTTAGCGAAATTAGCAGAAATAGCTTCTGCATCATCTGCTAACTTAATTTTCTTATCGGTTACAACGTTGTATTTTACTGCAAGATTTAAAGATTGGTCCTTGGATACAAGGTCATCTAATTTTCTACTGAATTCTTCAAGTTTACTTAAGGCGTCACCAAATTCGACACCAAGAGAGATTTTTACTTGATCTTGGGCCATTTATTCAAATGATACCTTTCTGTTTCATAGGGTTCCGGCTAAAAGCAGTAAAAAAGCCCCTTGCGGGGCTGATTACTGAAGTCAAATGGACTAAGTTGGTAATTAGTTACCGGTGTTCTCGTCAAGCTCAACGCGATAAGGACCGTAACCAACGATTTCCATTTCCCAAGACACAATCGAGCCAGCGTCAATAGACTCAGAATAGCCCGACAGAGTGCCGTAGCCATACACAGTCTCAACAGTACCCGTAGGACCAACACGCGCAAACTTAACTCGCAGAGAGTCAGCAACGGTGTTCTGCTCAGTCAGACGCAGAATTTGATAACCAGCGTCCTTAAAGTCAGCCACACCTGCGATGGCCACAGACCAAGACTTACCAGTTGCCACAGACTGATTAAAGCCTAAGCTGGTGTCGTCATAGGTAACCACATCTTCGGAGTCGGTATCGGTCTCCAGAGCACAGTTGGTCAGACCCAGAACCTTCACAGGATCCATAGTGCCATCAGTAGGCTGAGCCGCAGGAGTAGCACCCGTGCTGAAAACACCAGCAGCATAGGTAATCTTTTCATCGGCAGCGATGGTAGTCGTCGTGTCAATGAAATTGGTAGCACCAGCACCCACACCAGCAGTAATGCTGGTAAACGCTAAGTCAACAGAGGACGACGCCAAAGGGATGATGTAGGTGTCGTAGCCGAATGCAGAGCTAAAATTTGCCATTAAATAAGCGGGCTACGCCCGTGCGAAAGGACAAAGGGGTCTAGTTAGTAACCCGCTATTCTTATGTTGCCGAATACCACAAGATTATTTCAAGATTTCGGTATCCTTACAAATGCCAAGAAATCAATTTACTCCTTAAGGCGTTAAAATCGGACAATCACTAGTAATTAATACTTGAGTTTGAGCTGATGCACCTAAAATTGTGCCCGTAGAAACAGTGTCAATACTTTGAGCATTAGGGAAAATCTTAATTAGACGCTCAAGTGCTTGATAAATAATGTCTCCCGTGTCTGGTGCCCACAAAACAAAGAATAAAGGCCAAGTCCAAATCGCGTCTGAGCCGCCGTTTAGGTACTTTCTGGTGTCCATGTTCGCCATGTCCTGAATAAGCACCTCTAGGCCGCTTTGAGAGCGCACCTGGGGCAGTTCAGCACCAGGAGTCGTGATGATAATACTAGGAGCTGTAGTATTATCTGAAAAAGTATAGGTACCTATGTATGACATAAACGTAGCATCTGCCGTCAATGTATTATAAATTACAGTCGGCGTAGTTGCTCTAGATTGTGCCATCTCATTTAGGTTTTTGGCGTCGTTGTAGGGTTCCCACTAGGAAAACTAAAGAGACGATACCTAGTGACAGTCATGAAGCAGGGATTCAGTAATTTGAAACCAACTAACACCTGCCGAATGACCACCTATAATCAAATCTAAGTGACAACTAAAGTTAGTCGCGGCGTATTACTACCAGAATCGCCAGATTTTTTGTTGTTTAACTTAGAAGCTATGACTAGTTCAGAAGCTAGGCGGAAATGGCGAGCAGCCATTAAATCTGCTTGGAATAATCGGTGTGCATACTGCGGTACACCACCTATTGACGATAAATCGTTGACAATTGATCACGTTAGACCCCGTAGCCGTGGGGGGAAGGACAGTACGGCTAATTGCATACCAGCTTGTCATAGCTGTAATCACGACAAAGGCTCATTTGAGTGGGTTGCGTGGTTCAGAATGCAACCTTTTTACTGTTATCAGACAGAATTAGACATAAAAAGCTATTTGGAAACAGGTGAAGTGCCCCCTACTGTTTTTGACAGCTTAGTGGCTTAATGAGAGCGCACAGACAGGACTTCTAGCGCAATATTCTCATCGGCAACCAGTTTTATAGTTGTCTCAGGCACTTTAACGGTGTATACGACACTCTTATTAGTGTATATTTTACGAATTTTGTTAGAAGCAGTCTCTTTAATTATAGTAAGACCCGTAAGGAAAGCACCGTCAAAACTTGGCGACAAGACAATCACATCCTCGCATAGGGCAATGTACTCTTCAGGTGCTTGTTCAGCTAGGCCGCCACTTTGACTAAGTTCCTTATAGATAAATAGACCCCAACTTGGGTAAATTTTGGTCTCAATAGCTTTTTTCAGGCTGGCACCATGTATCCAATCTGGTAATGAACCATCTTGGCTAGATTTATAGAACGCAAAATCAAGATAAGTTAAAGCTTTTTGCTTTTTACCCCGGTTTAAGTTGTACGTAAGGCTGGCTAGTTGCGCTATAGGACGCTCAGCATTGTGTAAAGCTTGTTTTTCCAGGTAGTGGACACTAAAAATAGCGTCTATAACGTAATTATAGGGTAAATCTATGAAATTTTCTAGCCCAAACTCAGGATCACCAGGAAAAGCTTGCTTTAGTGTCCAGTAATACCGGTCAAACGGTATCAGCTCTGAGCTTGGGCCTTTGGTTTTCCCCCTTTGATCTGCCTAGTAGCCGCTGCTTTGACGCTGTTAGTCTCTTCTTCCTGTTGCACCTTATCGGAGTACTCGCTGGGTAAAGCTGCTAAGGACCTAGCTTCTTCAGCGTCAAACAATTCAGCTAATGCGTTAATCAGATCTGGGTGAAACTCTAGTAAGTCATCTAGAGTTGCTTCAGCATCGATACGGCTGATAACTAAACAAAGAGCCTTAACTAGCGCCGTGTGCGTAGAATCTCGGTCAAAAGATTTTAAAACCTCAGTAATTTCAACAGCAAAAGCTTCTAAGTACTCAGGGAGTGACTTATCGGTACCCAAACGTGTAAAATCAGCTAAAACTTCCTTCTGAGAGCGTCCAGATTCCTTAACGATGATGTCTACAACCTCGCGCATCTTTGCGGAACCTTCCTTATTCGTCTCAACCTGCTGGAAGGCACCTTTTTCACCCGTAGTCAGGTAGCCGTAACGTAAAATTTCGATAATACCGCTTTCTTCAGTGCCAATTTTGATTTTTTCTGGCTTACGCTTAGGTTGAATCACAAAAGGCAGAGGGATAGACATCGTTTAGGTCCTCTGAGGTACAAAAAGTAACTTATAGTACCTAAATATGTTTATTTGGTTCCTGATGAAGCTTTGGCAACTGCTTTGCTCAGTGCTGTGGCAAAAATACTTCTAATGCGGGCATCAACATCAACTTTAGAATAGTTTGCCGGGATCGAATAGTTGCCGGAGGGGACAATTCCCATAGAAATCAAAATCCATGGGCGTCCTTGTACCCATACTTTCTCTGCTGCGTAGTTACCATAAGGTCTGATGTATCCACCCCAGTGGACAATG